GAGGAAATAGAAATACAACAGGAGAAAGCTTTAGAAGCTGAAGATCCTGGAGTTGAAGTTAATCCATTAGAAGATGGTGGAGTAGAAGTAAATTTTGATCCAAGTAAAGTAAATATAGAAGGACAACCTGGACACTTTGATAATTTAGCAGAATTGTTACCAGAGGAATCATTAGAACCAATTGGTTCTGAGTTAGTTTCGAATTATAAAGAATATAAAACATCAAGAAAAGATTGGGAGCAATCTTACATACAAGGTTTAGATCTTTTAGGTTTTAAATACGAAAATAGAACTGAACCTTTTCAAGGTGCATCTGGCGCAACACACCCAGTTCTTGCAGAGGCAGTTACACAGTTTCAAGCTGGAGCCTACAAAGAATTATTACCTGCAGAGGGTCCTGTTAGAACACAAATAGTTGGTAGATCTGATCCACAAAAAGAAGCTCAGTCACAACGTGTTAAAGATTACATGAACTATGAATTAATGGAAAAAATGCAAGAGTATGAGTCTGAGTTTGATCAAATGTTATTTCACTTACCACTTGCAGGTTCTACATTTAAAAAAATTTACTACGATGATCTTTTAGGAAGAGCTGTATCAAAATTTATTCCTGCTGAAGATTTAATTGTTCCATACACAGTCACAAGTTTAGATGATGCAGAGTCTGTAATTCATGTAATTAAAATGTCTGAAAATGATTTAAGAAAACAACAAGTTGGTGGTTTTTATTCTGACGTAGACTTAGGTCCTCCAGGTGTTGACACAAACGATGAATTAACAAAAAAAGAAAGAGAACTTGCAGGAAGTAAAAAAACAGGAAGACAAGATGATATCTATACTTTGTTAGAGTGTCATGTAAATTTAGACTTAGAAGGTTTTGAAGACAAAGATGCAGAGTTAAATCCTACAGGAATTAAATTACCTTACATCGTAACTGTTGAAGAATCGTCAAGAAAAATTCTTTCTATTAGACGTAATTACGAGCCCACAGATCCAAAAAGAAATAAGATCCAATATTTTGTTCATTTTAAATTCTTACCGGGTTTAGGATTTTATGGTTTTGGATTAATTCACATGATTGGCGGATTAAGTCGTACGGCAACGGCGGCTCTCCGTCAATTGTTAGATGCAGGAACATTATCTAATTTACCTGCTGGATTTAAACAAAGAGGTATTCGTGTTAGAGACGAAGCATCACCACTACAACCAGGTGAGTTTAGAGATGTGGATGCGCCAGGAGGAAACTTACGAGATGCGTTCATGCCTCTACCATACAAAGAACCATCACCAACATTATTACAATTAATGGGTATCGTAGTTGGTGCAGGTCAAAGATTTGCGGCTATTGCTGATATGCAAGTGGGAGATGGTAATCAAGCTGCAGCTGTAGGTACAACTGTTGCACTATTAGAACGTGGTTCAAGAGTCATGTCTGCAATACATAAAAGATTGTATACTGCAATGAGATCAGAATTTAGACTTCTTGCAAAAGTATTTAAAACTTATTTACCACCAGTTTATCCTTTCGATGTTGTGGGAGGTAGAAGAGAAGTTAAGCAAATGGATTTTGATGATAGGGTGGATATTTTACCCGTTGCAGATCCAAATATTTTTTCAATGGCACAAAGAATTACATTGGCTCAAACAGAATTACAACTTGCAACTTCTAATCCACAAATACATAACTTATATGGTGCGTACAGAAAAATGTATGAAGCTTTAGGTGTAAAAGATATTGATGCAATATTACCACCACCAGCTCCAATGCAGCCCATGGACCCGTCATTAGAACATATTAATGCTTTAGGTGGCAAACCTTTCCAAGCTTTTCGTGGTCAAGATCATAGAGCACATGTTACAGCTCACTTAACTTTCATGTCTACAAACATGGTTAGAAATAATCCACCAATAATGGCTGCAATACAAAAAAATATACTTGAACACATAAGTTTAATGGCTCAAGAACAAGTAGAATTAGAGTTTGCAGAACAATTACAACAAATTCAAGTGCTACAAGTACAAGCACAACAAGATCCAATGGCTGCACAACAGCTTCAAAGGTTCGGACAAGACATAGAAGCTAGAAAAGCAGTGTTAGTTGCAGAGATGACAGCTGATTTTGCAAAAGAAGAGAAGGAAATTACATCACAATTTGATGCAGATCCTCTTTTAAAACTAAAATCACGTGAAGTTGACCTTCGAGCAATGGAAAATCAACGTAAAAAAGAGGCAGATGAAGCAAGATCAGACCTTGATAGAGCAAAATTAATGCAAGCAAGAGATTTAGCTGAAGATAAAATGGAACAAAACGAAGATTTAGCTAAATTACGTGCTGGAGTAAGCCTTGCAAAGACTGGTGTACAACAAGCGCAAGTTATGATAGATGAAAATTAACAAAAAAGGAGCAAAAAGCTATGATGAACTATAAAAAACAGAAAAACATCGATGTTCCAGAGCAAAAAGTTGAAATAGACCCAAGATCTAAGACAACTGCGGATGGAGCTTTTAATGCAATTGCTAAACCTGAACAGGTTGGAGTAAGAGGCACTAAAAGAATGTTAGCTGAGAAAAGAAAAACAGCAATAGTAGTATAATTATGTGGTTTAGTGCTATTAAATTAGCAATTAATGCTGGAAGTAAGATATACGCCAACAAACAAAAAGCTAAAATGGCTATGTCAGACGCACAGCTATTGCATGCAGAGAGACAAGCTCGTGGTGAAGAAGCTTATCAAGGTAAATTATTAGAAGCCAGACAATCGGACTGGAAAGACGAGGCAGTTCTTATAATTTTAAGCACGCCCGTGGTTGTGCTTGCATATGCAGTCGTATCAGATGACCCAACTGCCATGGATAAAGTAAAATTATTTTTTGAGATGTTCTCGCAGCTTCCGTCATGGTTCACAAATTTGTGGATCCTTGTAGTGGCGTCAATTTATGGTATAAAGGGAACGCAAATATTTAGAAACGGAGGAAAAAAATAATGCCAAACAAAAGATTTAACAAACAAGTTCCTGCATTCAAAGCTGGTGGTAGAGCTGATAAAATGGGTGGCGGAATGATGATGAAAAAACCTATGATGAAAATAGGTGGAGACGTCAAAAAAATAGAAAAAACTTTTGGAAAGAAAAAGAAAAAAGTTGTTAAGAAAAAAAAGAAGTTTCCTGATTTAAACAAAGATGGCAAAGTAACTTTTGCTGATGTATTAAAAGGAAGAGGAGTGAAAAAAGCGTAATGGCTCGTCCAGGTTTATACGCAAATATTCACGCTAAAAGAAAACGTGGCGGTAAAATGAGAAAGAAAGGTGCAAAGGGTGCGCCCACTGCAGCTAACTTTCGAAGAGCCAAACAAACAGCGAAATCATAATGACTAAATTATGTCCTAGAGGAAAAGCAGCGGCGAAAAGAAAATTCGCAGTTTATCCATCAGCATATGCAAATGCTTATGCTAGTAAAATTTGTGCTGGTAAAATTAAAGATCCTTCTGGTGTAAAAAGAAAAGATTTTAAAGGACCTAAACCTAGCAAAGCTATGGGTGGTTCTATAAAACCCACGTATGGCAAAGGTGGTCGTGTTTGTAAGATAGCTAGAAGAGGAATGAATAGGGAAGCTATCGGAAAGAATTCTTAATGCCATGGGCGGTTTAAAAGAATGGTTCAAACAAGATTGGGTCGATATAGGTGCCAAGAAAAAAGGTGGGGGTTTTAAAAAATGTGGAAGAAAATCTGCAAGTGGATCAAAAAGAAAATACCCCAAATGCGTGCCTGCTGCAAAAGCAGCCCGAATGACAGAATCGCAAAGGCGTTCTGCTGTTGCAAGAAAGAGAAGTAAAGCTCAAGGTGTTGGTGGTAAACCAACTAATGTTCCAACATTTGCTAAAAGAAAAAAAGCGATGGGTGGTGGTTTCATGATGAAGAGACAAAGAATGGGCATGATGTAATGAGAACTGATTATCAAACAAGAAAAGAATTTTCAAAAGGCACAATGCCTGCAAGAAATAAAAAGAATTTTAGACCCACTAAAAAAGGGGCTGGAATGACAGAGGCTGGAGTTAAAGCTTATAGAAGACTTAATCCAGGTTCTAAATTAAAAACAGCCGTGACTGGTAAAGTGAAACC